TCACAAGCGGGATCTGCGCGGGATTGTGATGTGATTTTGCGCTGTTTTGTGCCGGTTTCAACCCGTTCCGTTTTGCCCCCAGAACCCAGAAAAAAAGCCCGCCTCCTCTACAGGAAGCGGGCTTGAGCAGTGTTCGCCGCAGTTGAGCGGCGTTGGTGCGTGGTGCGCGGGGGGCGGGTCGTTATCCATTCAAAAACAATCACTTGCCTTCACTGCGCGGGATCCGTGCGGGCCAGCAAAGAGCTTCGGAGGCCGCCCGGCACACGTCAGCCCAACATGCGCGCAGCCCGACCAAAGGCCCTGCCAGTCATCGCCAATCAGCAGATGAAAAAGGGTCACATCAAATTGAAACATCTGGTCATTCGACCTATACTGTATGTGCATACAGTAGAAAGAAGACGCGATGCAGCACCAGATTGAGACGGTCAGGGACGATGTGGAAAGCGCCAGCGAGCAAGTGGCCGCCATCTGCGAGCTGCTGGCTGCAGCCCGGGGCACGGCCGTGCACGCCTCGGCCATTACCGCATTGCTGCTGCCCGTGTCACGCAAGCTCAGCGCGGCGGCGGGTGACCTGTCCGACCATCTGCATCGCAGCCAGGTAGTTGGCAGCAAGCGCTGCTAGACCCTCTCACCCGCACCATGACAAGACCCCGCCCTGCGGGGTCTTGTCATTTCTGCATTCGGCATGGCCGCTGGCGTGCCCGCAGCGCGCACAGGCTGCAGCGATTGCCGGGCCTGCTCCCGTCGGCAAACATGGCATTCATACCCGGCCCGCGCGCCGGACCCGGCATACCGCCTGCTTGGTGCTACCGCGATCCGGTGGCCTGAGGCGTTCCCGGCATCCGCAGCCACACGCATGGCAGGTGCACCAGGAACAGGTCCGCGCGGGCCGGCCCACGAGGAGCTTCAGTGAGTCTTGCCATTCCCTTTCCCGCGCCGGATCAGGCGATACCGCCACCGGCCCGTGCCGCCGCTCCCGCCGACCCTGCACACAGGGAGCGCGCCTGATGCTGGCCATTGCCCGTGAATACGAAACGCTGGACGAGCTGTGCATGCGCCAGCTGGGCGCCACGCGCGGCGTGGTGGAAGCCACGCTGGAGCGCAACCCGGGCCTGCCGGCCCACGGCCCCCATCTGCCCGCCGGCCTGGCCGTCGAGCTGACCGAACCTGCCCAGGCGCCCAGCCTGCCCCTGATCAGTTTCTGGGATTGACATGGACCGAGAAACCATCGTCAGGACCGCTGCCCTGGAAGGCGCCAAGGCCGCGCCTCCCGTCACCGTCGTGGCCGCGAACGTGGCCAATGGCTGGACCATGACCCATACCGCCACCGCGCTGACCATCGTCTACGTGCTGCTGCAGGCCGCGTATCTGCTGTGGCGCTGGCGCAATGAGCGCGAGGACCGGCGCGCGCGCCAGGCCGAGGACGCTGCGCGCAGGAAGGCGTCTTCGACCGCCACAGACACCGGAGCGGCCCCATGAGCACGGCCCGCATGCCAGCGGCAGGACTGGGCATTGGCGCGGCCATTCTCGCGGCCTGGATTGCCGCAGAAGGCTTCAGCGCAGATCCGATCATCCCGGTTCGCGGCGATGTGCCCACCATCGGCCACGGCGCCACGCGCTACGAGGACGGCACACGCGTGACCCTGGCCGACCCGCCCATCACCCGCGAACGGGCGCGCGAGCTGGCCATCAACCTGCTGGAGCAGCAGTACGGCGCCTGCGTGCGCGATTCGCTGGGTGACACGCGAGTGCACCCGGCCGAGTTCGCCCAGGCGGTGGACTTCGCAGGCCAATACGGCTGCGGGGCCTGGCGCGGCTCCTCGATGCTGGCCAGGACACGGGCCGGCGACTACGCCGGCGCCTGCCAGTCCTACCTGTCCTGGCGATTCATGACCAGCACCCAGCCTTTGCAGGGCTTCAGCGCCTATCGATGGGATGGCGCAGGCCGGCCCGCGCGCTGGCGCTTTGACTGCTCGGCACCCGGCAACAAGGTATGCCGCGGCGTGTGGACACGCCAGCAGGCGCGCCACGCGGCCTGCATGGAGGCCCAGCCTTGATGGACCGCCTGCAAACCCATGCCTGGCAGCTGCTGGCCCTGCTGCTGGCGGCGCTGCTGGTCTGGCAGTCGCTGGCGCGGCTGGGTGCCGAGCGCGATGCGGCGCAGGCACGCACGGATCTGGCGACCGACCGCCAGGCCGCTGCCACCGCCGCGCTGCACGCATCCGAACGCTATCGACAACGGGAAGGAGCCTACCGTGAACGCCTCGACTTTCTTGCACGCGACACGGACCTGGCCCTGGCGCGCGCTGCGGCGGATGCCGATGCTGCCCGCGCTGCTGCTGGCCGGCTGCGCGGCGACCTCGCCGACTACATCACCGCCCACCGTGCCGCCGCCCAGGCTCGCGCCGCTGCCGGACAGTGCGCGCCAGACACCGCAGCCCTCGATCTGCTCGCCGAGCTGCAGCGCCGCGCTGACGAGCGAGCGGGAGCGCTGGCGCGCATTGCTGACGACGCCCGCCACCGAGGCAGCGCCTGCGAGCGCGCCTACGACGCCGGGCTCGCCCTGACCAGCGCCCTGACCAGCACCATGACCCAGGACCCACGCCATGCTCAAGCCCGCTAGCCTGCGCGACGCGCTCGTCGCTGCCCTGCCCCAGCTGCAACAGTCGCCGCGGAACATCCGTTTCACCATCCAGAGGGGCCGTGTGGTCAACACGGGCACGCCGTCCCTTTCCTGGGAATACCGCTACACGCTGAGCCTGGTGATTGCGGACTTCACCGGCAGCATCGATGCCGTGACCGTGCCGCTGCTGGTCTGGGCGCGGCGCCACCAGCCCGACCTGTTCGACCATGCCGAAAGGCGCGAGCAGGCGATCCGCTTCGACATTGCGCCTCCTTCCACGGACCCTGCAGCCGCCTCGCAGCCGCAGCAGCTCGCCATCGAGATCGACCTGGTGGAGGCCGTACTGGCGCGCCCGCGCGAGGGCAACCCCGGCGCCTTCGACCTGATCTACAAGCCCGAGCCGCCAGGCCAGCTCGACATTGCGCAGCGCCAGTTGTGGGAGCTGTTCCTGTTCGGCGAGAAGGTGGCCGAGTGGAACTACGACCCGCGCTGAGGCGTGGCCCTGCTCCATGCCGGGCTGCATGTCGGGCCGCATGTGGCAGCGTGCGCCACGCCCGGCACACGGCGACACGCAAGGGCCCGGCCGGCACCATGAACGCCATGGATTCGCCCGTTGCACAAACCGAGAGCCCGTACGAGATCATCCGCCGCCTGGAAGGGCTGATCCGCACGGGCACCATCGCCGCAGTCCGCCATGCGCGCCCTGCGCGCTGCCGCGTCAAGACCGGCAACCTGACCACCAACTGGATTCCCTGGCTGGCCATGCGCGCCGCGGGCGAGAACGCCAGCGTCTGGTGGCCACCGGCCGTGGGCGAGCAATGCCTGCTGCTGTCGCCCGGCGGCGACCTGCTGGGCGCCGTGGCGCTGACCGGCATCTACAGCAGCGCCGCAGCCCAGCCCAGCGACCGCGAAGGGGTGTGCCACACGCAGTGGAGCCCCACCGATTTCATGGAGCACGACAGCACCACGGGCCGTCTCAACATCAACGTGGCCCACGGCATCACGCTGCGCGTGGGCAACTCGGTGATCAGCATCGACGAGCAAGGCATCAGCCTGCAGGCCAGCGGCGGTTCGGCCACCGTCAATGCGCAGGGCCTGGCCGGCGCGCCCGATGTGACCACCGGCCCCATCAGCCTGCTGCGCCACCGACACGGCGGCGTCAGAGCAGGCGACGCCGTCACGCAGGGGCCGCTATGAACCGCCACACAGGCCGCCGCATCGAGGGCATGGAGCATCTGCGCCAGAGCGTGGCCGACATCCTGTCCACGCCCATCGGCTCGCGCGTGATGCGCCGCGACTATGGATCGCTGGTCCCGGCGCTGCTGGACCAGCCCGACAACAACGCCACCCAGGCACGCCTGCGCGCCGCCGTGGCCAGCGCGCTGATGCGCTGGGAGCCCCGCATCCGCCTGACACGCATCGTGATCGAGCGCGATCCGGCCACACCCGCGCGCGCCGACCTGACGCTGATCGGCACCTTCAACAACACGCGCCGCCCGGCACCGCTGAGCCTGCAGATGCCTATTGCCCGCACCCTTTCATGAAGCAAGACATGACCCCTGCACTGGATGCCCTGCCGCCGCCCGGCGTCGTCGAGACGCTGGATTTCGAGCGCATCCTCGACGCCCACCGCGCCGATCTGCTGGCGCGCCACCCCGAGGCCGCCGAGGTCCTGGCGCTGGAGAGCGAGCCGCTCAACAAGCTGCTGGAGGCGCACGCCTACCGCGAGCTGCTGTACCGGGCGCGCGTCAATGATGTGGCGCGTGCGCATTTGATTGCGTTCGCCCAGGGCTCGGACCTGGACCACAAGGGCGCCTTCTATGACGTGGCCCGACTGCCCGGGGAAAGCGACGAACGCTACCGCCAGCGCATCCTGCTGCGCGTGCGCGCGCTGGCCGGCAGCGGCACGGCCGAGCACTACGAGCACCTGGCCATGACGGCCAGCGCCAATGTGCACAGCGCCATTGCCACACAACCCCAGCCCGGCCGCGTGAGCGTGCAGCTGTGGCTGGTCGAGCCCGCACAGGCCGAAGAGACGCTGGCCATCGTGCTGTCGGCCCTCAATGCGCCAGGCGCACGGCCGCTGGGCGTGCCCGTGTCGGTATCGCTGGCGCGCCCGCACCCCATCGACATCACGGCACACCTGCTGCGCGAGCCCGGTGCGCCCGTGGACATCGTGGCGCGCCTGCAGGCCGGCCTGGCCGCCCAGATTGCAGCCTACGCGCTGCTGGGCCGCGATGTGCCGCGCTCGTGGATCACCACGCGCCTGCATGTGGACGGCATTGCCCGCGTCACCTACCCCGACGCCCAGGCCCCGGCCGAGCTCACGCCGCTGGCCGCCGACGAATACCCGGTGCTGGGCCGAGTGCAGCTGGTGGACGAGGGCCTGCAGGCATGAGCACCGCCGCCATCGTCCCGACGGCGCCCCGCCGCCACGTGCTGCCGCCCAACGCCACGGCGCTGGAGAAGGCCGTGGACCAGGTCGTCCCGAATTGGGACGGCCTGGCCGGCGCCTTTCCCGCGCCGGCCCAGGGCGAGCCTGCGGCCTTTCTGCCCTGGCTGGCGGCCGAATGGGGCATTGCCCAGTTCGACCGCTACTTCGACGACGTGCCCGCACTCATCGCCAACGGCCTGCCCTGGCTGCGCGAGCGCGGCACGGCCGCGTCCATGCAGCGTGCGCTGGGCTGGCTGGGCTATGACGGCGCGCAGCTCGACGAGGATGGTGCCTGGCTGCACCTGGACCTGGGCCGCATCATCGGCGACGCAGAGCTGGCCAGCGTGGCCCATGTGGTACGCGCCAGCCTGCCGGCGCACGTGCGCTTTTACCGCGTCTTCCACGGCCACGACCTGCGCCCGCTGCGGCTGGACCACGGCCCGGGCCTGGACGCCGGCATGCTGGACAACGACAGCGGCACCTGGATCGATGTGTCGCCGTATGGCGAACCCGTCAAGCTCAGCCAGGGCCTGCCCCGCCGCACCGGCACCGAGGCACCGCCTTCGGACGGCGTGCTCACGGCCCAGCTGTTCCGCGTCACCACCATCGCCACCTATGCCGACCGCATGCTGCTCGATGCCTGGACGCTGGACAGCGAGATCCTGATCGACGCCAGCCTGGGCATCACCGAAGTCAACGCCACCACCACGGGCGAGCCCGCCTACTACGCGCCGCTGCGGCCCATCCCAGCCCAGGCCATGGCCACCCACAGCGCCTGGACGGCGCCCGCTCCGCTGGCCCTGGCCAGCCTGCACCCCTGGGCCAGCACCGAGCGCCCGCACGACAACACCCGTACCTGGACCGGACGCTGGGACAGCACGCCCTGGCGCCGATCCTTCGAAACCCGCACCACCACCACCGAAGAACCCGAGGAACCCTGAACATGGCAGTTCTGCAGCAAGCGGGCCGCATCGCCCTCGCCAAGGCCGTCGCCGCCCAGACCATCCACATCGCCTGGGGCCGCGGCCTGCCCGCCTGGGACGCCGCGCCCGAGCCCGAACCCATCACCGCCAACGCCCTGGTCGACGAAATCGGCCGCCGCCTGGTCACCGAGGTGCGCTTTGCGCGGCCCGACGACAACGGCGAGATCGAGCTGCCCAGCGGCGCGCGCTACAGCGTCAGCGACACACCCACCACCTTCGTCTACCTGCGCGCGGCCTTCGGCTTCGACGACGCCAAGGGCGAGGACGTGCGCGAGATGGGCGTGTTCTTCGGCACCCAGGTCGCCACGGACGTGCCGCCCGGCCAGCGCTGGGTGCTGGCCAGCCAGCTGACCGGCAAGGGCGAGCTGTACACGCTGGAGCGTCGCCCCCGGATCCTGCGCAGCGGCAGCGTGCGCCAGGTCGAAGAAATCATCCTCCCCTTCTGAACGGCACCCCATGAGCCAGACCAAGATCTACGACCGCTTCGACGCCGGCAAGCGCTACGACAGGCTGCAGTTCGCGGCCGACCGCGTGCTGCAATCGGCCGAACTCAACGAGCTGCAGAGCATGCAGCAGCACCGCCTGCGCGGCATCACCGATGTGCTGTTCAAGGAGGGCGACATCGTCCGCGGCTGCCAATGCATCACCTCCGCCGACACGGGTGCCACCACCATCGAGGCCGGCGCGCTCTACGTGGCCGGCGCCGTGCGCGGCATCACGCCGGGCACGCTCACCGTGGCCACCGTGGGCACGGTCTACGTGGGCGCCTACCTGCAGACCGACACCGTCACCGAGCTGCAGGACCCCGAACTGCTCAACCCCGCCGCCGGCACGCGCGGCTATGGCGAGCCCGGTGCGCTGCGCGAGCGCGTCACCCTGGTCTGGGGCGCGCAGGGCGACGGCACGGCCGGCACCTTCTATCCCGTGTGGACCATCATCGACGGCTCCGTCATGCCCAAGGAGCCGCCGCCCAACATCGACGCCGTCACCCAGGCCCTGGCCCGCTATGACCGCGACAGCGCGGGCGGCACCTACGTCGTGCGCGGCCTGGACGTGATCATGGGCGAGGACCTGGCCACCGGCCAGCAGGTCTACACCGTGCGCGAGGGCGCCGCCCGCGTCAACGGCCATCCGCTGGAACTGGGTGCCAGCCGCCGCCTGGTCTACGAGGCCAAGCCCGACCTGTTCTTCGTGGACAGCGAGCCCCACACCTCGGCCGGCACGGCCGCCCAGCGCATCCGCTTCGACCGCCAGCCCGCTGTCGGCACGCCCCAGGTGCGCGTGCAGGCGCGCAAGACCGTCACGCTCACGCATGGCGGCTTCACGGGCGCGGCCGACCCGCTGCCCGACAACGCCGTGCTGGCCGTGGACAGCGTGGTCCAGGCCGGCACCACCTACGTGCAGGGCACGGACTGGAAGCTGGTCGGCGGCCAGATCGACTGGAGCCCCTCGGGCGCCGAGCCCGTTCCCGGCAGCACCTACCAGGTCACCTACCAATACATGCTCAACGCCACGCCCACAGCTGTGGACTCCACGGGCTTCACCGTGGAAGGCGCGCTCAAGGACACCCTGGTGCTGGTCAGCTACCACTACGCGCTGCGCCGCTACGACCGCCTGGTGCTCAACAGCGAAGGCCAACTGCAATGGGTGCCCGGCGTGCCCGCCGCCTGGTCGCCCAAGGTGCCGGCAGCACCCAGCGGCACCCTGGCCCTGGCCTCGGTCTACCAAAGCTGGGACAGCAACCGCCGCGTGGACCAGGACGCCGTGCGCGTCGTGCCCATGCAGACCCTCAGGGCCTACCAGGACCACATCCAGACCATCTACGCCGACCTGGCCGAGCTGCGGCTGTCGGTGGACGTGTCGGGGCGGCACAGCGGGGTCAAGAAGGGGTTGTTTGCGGATCCGATGCTGGACAACGGCCTGCGCGATGCGGGGCGCAGCCAGAGCGCCCATATCCTGGGCGGACAGCTGCAGCTGCCCATGAACGCCAAGCTGCACCAGATCGGCACCGATATCACCTCGCCCCAGACCACGCCCTACCAGCCTGTGGTCGTGCTCGACCAGTTGGGCCGAACCGGCTCCATGCTGGTCAATCCCTATGGCGCCTTCGATGTGCTGCCCAGCGCAGCCACCCTGACGCCCGCCGTGGACTACTGGACCGATGTGCAGACCCAATGGGCCAACCCCATCATCCTGCGCCTGACGCCTAGCCAGGCGCGTCCTTCGGAAACCGAAAAGCTGCTGTCCGAATCCACCAAGGCACTGGAGAAGCTGCGCCAGATCGATGTGCAGTTCTGGCTGGATTTTCCGGTGGGCGAAACCCTCACCGAGCTGATCTTCGACGGCATTCCCGTCACGCCCCAGCCCCTGACCGGCGGCACGCTCGTGGCCACGGCACAGGGACTCAAAGGCACGTTCAAGATCCCGGCGGGCG